TCTAACTGGGAATCAAACTCGGATTGACGACGACTCCGCTCTACCATTCGGAAAGCAGGTGCCGCCGCATTACTCAACGCTCGACCAACCAACGGAGAGACGCTCCCAGTCAAGGAAAGGAAGTCACCAATAGTGCCTAACCCCTCCAAATCTTGTGCGCCTGTGTGGATAAAGCCCATACCAAGACCGTCTTGAGATACGTTGTACCCAAGCTGGGCAGCATAAGCAACATCTCCAAGTATACCTAACATACGCCCAACCTCGATCTTAGACGCGCCTCTTCGTATAGCTGTCTCTATGTCTGGCTTAGTAACCGTAGCGGTAGTGTCAATAGTTACTGGAGTGCGCCTGCTAACAGCCGTAGTTGTACTATCTGGAGTAGGTGTCCCACGAGCAACCCTACCCTCTGACGGTATCTCATTCAATCTGACCGCTGGGGGCTGTCTTGGAGCATCACCTCTTACGCTCCCTACTGCCTCAGTGGTCGGAGTAGCCCGTGGATCTCCCTCAAGAAAATCTTCTGGCCCCCAATATTGCGCATTCTGCCTCCGCCTAGCTGGGTCTGGTGCTGTTTTAGGCAGTGGTACTGGGTCTGGAGGACGCACTACGGGGCCTTCTGGCCCAAAGAAACGTACATTCCGCCTTCCCTGCCCCGATCTCTGGCTAGTAGCATTACGTAACACATCGTCCACAGACTGATATGGTAATGCTGTATTGTCAATACCCCTAGCAGCTTGACCCTCTATACGTGGACTACCTGCTGGTAAAGAAGCATCAACGGGGTGTCCGTACCCTTCGAATCTGCCGCCCGTTGGAGCATCTTGACCTATGCGAGGAACGTTTTGACCTATGCGAAGACGTTCACTTGGGGGAATAGGTGAACTATCTGTAGCTCTGTATGAGTACTGTCCATCAGAGGGAGAGTCTGGAAGGTTCGGTAGCCTACCAGCTACTGCTGCTGCTGTCCTTGCTACAGATACAGGGCTTACGTAATAACCTTCGCCTTCTGGAGGTGCATCTTCTGTACTAGGGGGTACATCTTCTGTAATCTCTTCAATAGGAGGAGGAGCTATATCGCCCTTCTCTTCGTTGCGTTGTCTTGCTCGCCCTGTTGACGCAATACTGCTTGCAGCCGCTTGCTGTAAAAGCTCATCATCTGATGTCGCCATGTCCGTTAGGGCTTGTCCTCTAGCAGTCTCATCTTGCCTTTGGCTCCGCGCATTTATTGAGTCTTGACCCACACCGTCCATCGTTAGGTATGTATAGTTACGAAGTATCTCATCTCTTGAGGCGTTGCGTTCGTTTATATCAGTACCAGTAGCCATCTCCGCAGCCATTCGGACAAGGGCAGCCTTATCTGTAATACCGTCCCTCATATCCCACATTTCACGGGCTACATCCCAAGATGAGCCATCCATTGGGTGGTTGCCGCCGAATGAGTCTAATAAAGCCTGAGCATCTGTAAATGGCTCCATCAATGCGCGGTCTTCTTCTGACATGTTGCGTAAGAAGTCTACTTGTTCCTGATGTGCTTTAGCATTTCTGCGTCCTGCGAAGTGGCGCCGTACCGCCCCACCAATACCAGTACCCATAGCCATCATATCGCTAGAAGGAGTGACACGCTGGGCAAACAACTCTCTCTGCTCTGCTTCAGGGTCTACGGCTGCTTGCTCTTCTCGCAAAGAGTCCACCTGCTGAATAAGAGTCTCCCTTCTATTCGCCGAACTGACTGCTCTGTTGTGATCTTCTACCAAACCAGCCGAATAATCTGTGAAGGTATTCGCTTCAAGCCATCTTTGCGCCGTACCAGCAGTCATGTCAGCCGTACCCTGTCTTGCGCTCGTTGACATTCTAGTTGAAGTCTCTGCTAAGTATTCAGGGTTTACAAAGTCAGGGGCTACACCTTGAGTAGCAGCAGCAAGAGATCGTAGCTGGTCGTCAGTCATACCCGTTGCGCCAGTCCTCATTCTAGCCGCATTAGCAACTCTTAGCTGTTCGTATACACCCATGGCACCAGCAGCCCTAACATCTATGGGTGCATTCCCCACTGGGTTACCTTCTGCATCCAATCCACCAGTCTCGTATCGTGCCATCTGAACGCCAAGAGTGGTGTTCTCTATCAAACTCCTAGCTACTTCAGCCTCACTCTTCGCCGCAGTATCGGTAGTTGGATTACCCATAAATGAGTCAATAGCATCGTTCAGATCCATCGCTTCATCCGAAACATTAGCTGTCGCCCTTGCGAATGAGCTTGTTATGTCACCCATCACAGATCCAGCACTACTTGCTGCCCTTCTAGAAACAGACAGGTTTCTTCTTTGTATTCCACCTTGGATATTAGCCAGTGAAATCATATCTCTCCGCTGATTCTGATCTCTTGAGTCCCTAGCTCGACCATAAGCCTCCAACTCACGGTCTAAACCAACCAACTCTGCACGTATCGCTGCAAGATGTTCAGTTCTTGAGGCACTACTCGCGGCTATTTCGTCTCTTATCGTCGCTGTTACCTGTTGAGAGTAGGTCAACATTAGACTGAAGTAATCTTGCTGTGCCTGTTGTCCGTTTGTAGGCATTATTGACCCCCTATACCGTAAGAATGATTTGTTTGAGTGCGAGCTACATTAGCTTGCTCGGCCGTATAAAGACCAGACTCTAAATCTCTCTGTATCTGCGCTAGAGCGGTAGCTCTGTCGTTCGCAAGGCTGGCTTCTGCTACTGTGCTAAAGCTACCCTGTATACCTGCCGACAACATCTGCCTATTAGTTGCCTCGTCTTGAGCTTGTAAGCCCATAAGACCTGCTAACTCTGCTTCTTGCTGTGCAGCCCTCTGCATATCCTCTTGTTGTACTTGGCTGGCTAGTTGAGCCATTACCGTTTGCTCGCGCTGTGCTTGCGCCTGTTGCGCCTTAGCCACAGTACCTGCCCCTAGGTCTTGTGCGCCCAGCATCGCCGCCTGTTCCTGTCTGTTGGCTTGCATCTGCTGTTGTGCTTGTCCTTGTACTCCACCAAGACGAGTGTTTATCTCTTCATCAGTATAACCAAGGGTTCCTAGCTCTTGTCTGCGCTGAAGCTCTTTTAGTCTAGCAGCACGAGCTTGCTCTGACTCTGATGGCCCAATAAGAGCGCCTCCTATAGCACCTACGCCAGCACCGATTCCTGCTCCTAAAGCCGTCCCCACAACTGGCACAATCGTACCCACCGCCGCACCCGCCTGTGCGCCTATACCTGCCCCCTGTCCTGCGTTTGCCCATCTACTCGCCATCTCTAACTCCTATAAGTAATATGCTTCCATGCTAACAGACCAGTTCATCAGAAAGGTATATTTGCCTTGACAAAGACCCCGTAACCCAAGAGAGTGCTTACCCGCCGCTAAGTTCTTTGCTAAATAAAAACCAGACCACATATTGGTTGTCGCTTCTGGCCCGTTTGTCGTCAATGCTACTAATCTAAAGTCATTAGTAAAAGTCCACGCTCCTGAAGACACAATCTTAGTAGAATCTAAAAATATTCTAACTTCAGTTAAGGGTGAACCAGCCACACCTACAATAGGAGGGCTAATAGGCGCAGCATGATATTGAAACATTACGTTAGCGGGCGCTTCAAGCTCAAAAGTTATTGTAGTATTTGGATAGTTTACTTCTGGTGAAGTAACAACTCCGTTTCTAGAAGTAGGCCCGTCACAAATAAAAGATTTTTCATCACCTCTAGATTGATAGCCAGAGTTTATTCCAGAAGCAAACGTATGTTCATTAGTGATAGGATTATAATGACCACGCATTATATGTTTGGACTCACACCAGTTTGTAGTACCAAGGTCAGCAGCTACAATAGAACCGTCAACATAGTTCTTCATCTTGTCTAGGTTGGGCTGTACATCAGATGAATCAATCGTCCCTGTACCAACAGTTGTTGGTGAATAAGCCATTAGCTATCTCCTCTCATGATTATAGCAGAGAGCTGTCCATTCATTACAGATATAGTAAGTGGCTGTGTCGCACTGAATGTATAGGGAGTAGCATAAGGATCTGCCGTCCAGTTAGCTATATCAAGCGCCCTAGCGCCGCCTACGGCATGATAAGCAATAGGCCCACGACAGTTTATTTGTATCTGTGTAATAGATACATCAGAGCCAGTCTGAAGTATGTATGCTGTGCCGTGTACAGTATTGTGTGTCTTACACGCTGCTGGTGCTGATACTTCAGGGCCTTCCAGAGAACACCAAGCTATTGAATCCGTCCTATTGTTAGTAGAGTCGATAGCTATTGAAGCGGGCGCACCGAATGTTTGGTTTACGTTTGCTTGACTAGGCAATACAACAAGACCAGCCCCTATATTCCAAGTAGGAAAAAAGATAACCCCAACAGAATCAGCAGCGTCGGTAGTAACAAAGTTAGACTTATAGTTAGAATCACTATGGCTATATAGATTAGCAGTATAGTTTATACGAAGAAGGTCACCAACCTTAAGTACGACTGCTGGTGAGAAGGTGAGTTGCAAACCACCCCCATGAAACAAGTAAAAAGGCACTTGTCCTGTCTGTCCCGTATAATCATGTTTAACAACAGCACCATTATCAGTATAATCAGAATACACAATAGGTTCAGCTCTTGATGCTGCCAGTGTTCGGCGGTCAACACCCTCACTCCTGACGTTATTGACATCGAGTGTAGCGGTTGCCGTTGCAACATCAGTAAACTTAGCATCTACAGCAGCAGTAGTTATTACCTGACCAGCAGGGCCAACATTAGCATTATTTATCGTTCCCATTATCTAATCCTGTTGATAGCTAACATAGCACCACCATCATAATAAAACATTGCATCAGTGTTTGGTCTACCATTGCGAGAGGTCATTCTCCAAGCAACCTCTAAAGTATGAGATCCAGTAGACACAGGGAAGTCTCCAACAAGATGAACCTGACCAACGTTTTTCCAGAATGTACCGCTTGTCATTATTGGGCTGCCATCTAGTAAAACTTGAAACTCGACCGTGGCTTCACGACGGAGAAGAGTAGCTAATACACCAAGGTTACTAAGCCAGTACCAACAGTTGAACTCAACATGAAGCATTCCTTCTTTGAAGAGTGAAGTTAGACCTTGTGCAGTATTTGTTTTCCAGCCACCAGCGTAGGCATTGTAACCAATCGCGATATAGTTTTGTGAGGAAACAGCACCACCACTAACAGGTATTGACAAAGCCGTGGCACTCTGTAAACGTATGTTTTGTTTTAGAGCATATTTCAAAAAAGCTTTAGGAGAAAGATGAACATCAGCTACCGAAGCATTAGGTAGGTTCTCCCTGTCTAATCCCCCGTTGATAACTCCCTTGACTGAGTTGTAAGCCTTGTCGAAGGTTTCCGTATCTACGATGTTAGCTTGACGAGTCTGTGCGTCTGTCCACTTGAACGGCATTATCGCTTACCTTTGATTGTAGATGTGTTGGTCGCAGCAAGTTCCACTGAGTACCCAATGAGAACAAGATCCTCCGTGGTCGATACTTCGAATGAGAAGTGAGAACACGCACCCTGTGCAATCGGATAGCGTAAGCAAGTAAACATCGGATTTTCCCACACCGAAGAGTCCCATGTCGCCTTACCATATACGTTCTGGTCAGCATGGTCTGCCCTCTGTATCTTTACTGGAGCCGAAGTCTTACCAGTATAGTTGAAGTCTGTGTAGTACGTCATAGGGATAGCGTTATCACCAGCAGTCATCACATAGAGATACACATACTTGACATGCTTCTTCTTCTGAGGCGCACCGTAATCAATCCATGCTGACTGATATACACTAGTTGGTGGAGCCTTGGGTATAGCTGTAGGAGGGTCAGTTGCAAGATAGGTGTAGCCTAGTGACCGCTGACGAGAGATAACAAATAGTCCCGCTTCTCTGGGCAAGATGCCAAAACCACTACCAATAGAATGACCAAAGATAAGGTTACCACCTTGATCCACCGACAAAGCCCCCACTGGGAAACCCTCTCTGATTGACCACGAGTTCTTATCAACATGAAAAACAAGGCCCAAGGTAGGTCTATCACCACCATCAGCAGGAACATAACAATGCCACTCTTTTGACTTAGGACTGTATGCGGCTGTAGCTCTAGCAAGCAAGTCTGGATTTAGACGAGCCATGGTCTTTACTAGCATCTTGCTAATATTCTCAAAGACCATCTCAGACCCACCATCATCTAGACCACCCTGTAGGCGATACACGCCGTCAGCAGACAAGAAGACCATCCCCACGCTAGGAACCATTGTTACAGTTCCGATAGACTTTGTGCCAACACCCTGTATAAATGGAGCCACGCTAAATCCACCAGAAGCGTCTCCACGAAGTATCTCAATAGCCCGCTCTCTAAATACTAATAGCTGGTTGTAATATGGAGCAAACCCCGTAATGTCACCACCCTCTCTTGAGCCAACATCGAAGTAGTTTAGTGCTGAAAACGAATCAGGGTGAAGACCGTTGCTATAGTAGATTCTTGTAGGCTCTATCTGACCACCATCTAGGAATAAGGTGTTCTTGAATGTAGCAGCAAACCGACAAGCAGGCGCTGGAAACAGAACAGACTCATCTGCTAATGGTGCTAAGTCAGCAAGAAACTGGTCAGGAGTATAATCAACATACGAGGTTTCGGTATTATTGTTTATCTGGCTAACGTAATAATGCTGCTCTGAAGTTGCTTCTGGCCCAATATTCCTAGTTCGATAGATTCTACGTGCAACAGTTCCATTAGGGCCAATAGGAAGCCCTTCTAAATATACTGCTTGGCGCCGATTGGCGAAATCCTGAAGTGCTGGAGACGCTGGTGTTTCCAATGTTATCCAAGACACAGATTCTGACTCAAATGATAAAGGACTTTCGGAACCAGACTCCGAAACAAAAGAAACTTTCCACTTGTATCTATTGTCTGCATTGCTTGCAGTATCACCTAAACCAATAGACTCTAAATCAAATGGTGACGCCTTATCACCCCAGATAGTAAAGTTTTGTTCACCAGCCCCGCCAGCCCCGACCGTAGGAGTCCAAGGAGTTGGTGGGTGAGGAGTCTTGACCCAGCCAAGTGGGGTAACATTATCACCGTCAAACTTCATAGGAAGATCATGACCATTGACGATAATCAAGTAACGACCAAAGGGTTCGTACTGAGTCATTGGCTCATTAGCAGTGGGTAGGTTTCTAGAAAAATCTATCGTTACCAGACCAGCACCTGCTGTAGTTACTGGTGCTATGCCTGTATTTCCAACTGTATAATGGAGTGACCCTAGACCAGTAGCAGCGTTAGCAGCCTCAAATAGGTGGTAAGAACGAGCGCCGTTATGTGTGTTCCAGATGTATAGAGACTCAATACGTCCCATACCATGGAAAGGTTCCCATGCAGCAGAAGCAGGAAAGAACTTCTCGTAACCAATACGGTTGTCCCAGCCACCAGTAGAAGGATCTACTGTCCAGTTCTCAATGCGAGTTGCTGTCTTGTCCTCTTGAGGGAGAAGATCGCTAATGCCTCCTAGTGGGGCATACTCTTTCTTGTGCTTGGGGTTCATTTATCCCAACCATGTAAGGGGAGAGGTAGTCCTTATAAAGTCATCGCTTCCCGTGAAAGACATCATCTCCCACGCACCAGATCCCGCTGACAAGTAGTTGTTCTCTAGTCTTAGTAACTCTATGTCTGCCTTGCGCTTGTAGACCTCAGAG